GGTAAATGATCATTGTCAAATGCTTGTTGCCATTTAGTGGCTGTTAAAGGCAAAGGAATTTCTTCGCTATCGACTACAGCATCATCTTGTAAAACTACATCTACTGCAGCATCATCAGCCTGAATTGTGGCTGGAATTACATCTCTAGAAGAGATGTTCAAATCACTAACATTTTTAATGTCACCTGCGTGATTTATCAACAGGTGGTCATTGTCGCTACTTTTGTAGGTTGTAATTGTCATAATGTTCATATCTGAATCTGAGTAATCAGATTCTAAGTTTAATACACATTCCAGTGATATAAAGTAACACGTGCATAAAAGTGTCACACCTAATTTCCTATATAAGGAATCATTTATCAACCGTACATATTTCTCGTACGTACTCCTACCATGTAAGGCAAGTTCTCGAGAAACATGATTTGCTTTATCAATAGTTATGGCATCACCATCAGTGATTCTGGTCCAATTCAATTGATCTATTAAAGGTTCTAATAACATAGGTGCTGTATATCTACCAGCAATGTTATTGAACTTAAAATTACGTTTCAAAAATGATACTTCTTCTATACTTCTGATCCTACCAGTTCTTTCTAGTAGCTTATCTTCAGGTGTATAAATCATACCAAATTCCTTAAATATAGGACCTATAACGTATTCATTGAATCTATCTTCAAAACGTTTTTCAACTGTGAATACACAGTCATCTCCAAGTGTAATTAAATAAACACTTTTATTGAAAGTGTAATACGCACTCATTTGACCGATGCATTGTTTAAAAACTAATTTGTGATAAATTCTATTTATCATGGTATTAATTGTAGACGTTCCTGGATTTCCAGACGCCAAACAACAATCCCATAAATAAATAAATCCTTTAGAAACATGAACAGAATTAACTATTCTTTTCCAAAGAAATCTCCTTACTTTGGTATCAAATTCATCGCAACCTTTGTAATGGCTCTCAATAATTTCAAGAACCATACACAATAATTGGCTACATTGTTTAGTATCAAAACCGGAGAAATCGCCAGCATTAACCTTGTCGTTCTTAGACAATAGGTTAACTGCTATACAGTGCCATTCCGCAGAATAAGGATTAACTCCTATTGCACTGCCATTGTCAATTCTGTTCTTAAGGAACCAATTGAAGAAATCTCCAAAGTACATCCTGAACATTATCAACATTTTGATACTTCCAGCCGAGAAAGTTCTACTTTTACCTATTCGAACTTTTTCTAAAGATACGCATTCGTCTTTAAGACAATCCAAAAAGTATAGTTCAGGAACTATATTATTTCTTATGCCTTCTAAATCGGAATAAATTTCTTCTTTTAGCATAATGCTATGTTGAGTATCAAAATCAAATTCTGGTCCATCACCATAGAAGTCCTTCTTTCCTTTCTTCTTACGTGTAACCACATATGGGTATCCTGGAGAGGTACTTCTTGATATACTCCTGAATTCAGTATCATCTTTCAAACCTTCAGCCGCTTCTTCGTATGTATAAACTCTAATATCAGTTGTTCGAGTCTGCACAAACTTATAAAAGTCGATCTCAGATTGTTTTAAGATTTCATAATCATCCAATGGTATCACAATATCTTGTACTTGATTGTACCTCTCTAATGATTTGACCACGGGATCCAATAACTTACCTTCAAGATAAAATGGATTTAATTTACAAGGAGCCTTCTTGGTTTCAATTATATCACCAAATA